ACACTTCTGGACCACGAACCATGAAGACGACCATCACTCTCAAAAGTGGTCACCATCTGGTGATCAACGCCGCAAGCCTCGGGGTATCCGGGGATCTCATGCGGACCATCTCCAGCGAACTCAAGGCCAACGTGAAGCTGGCGAGCCTGTCCACGGGCGTCGTGTTCGGGCTGCTCACCGGCAACCTTGGCGCCGTGGTGCAGTCCATAGGCGGCAACGATCTGGACGTGCTCGCGCAGTTGCTTCTCACGCTGCTCGGGTCGAAGAAGATCTACGACTCGTTCTTCGAGTGTGCGCGGACCTGCACCTTGGACGCGATGGGGCCGATGGAGAAGATCACGGAGGCGAGCTTCGAGCCGGTCGAAGTGCGGCGGGATCTGATCCCGGTCGCAAAGGAGGTGATGCGGGAGAACCTCGCCCCTTTTTTCGTCGATCTCCTATCTACGTTACAGACCCAAGAAAGCACGACGGCATCGAGCCCGCCGTGACCTGCACCATGGACGACACCCGGCTTGCGGCCATCAGGATCGCAGAGGGTGGGTTCTGCGGGGGCGATCCGCTTCGAGTTATGGACATGCCGGTGGACTGGGCGATGGACTTGCTGCACTTCATGCGGTTTCGGAATGAGTTTGATGTTACAGCCTCGATACTGAATACTCCGAAGACATGAACAAGAACCTATGGATTAGAATTGAGAATTGGATGCTGGCGGTAGGGATCGCGATGGTATTGCTCGGTTCGGGATATTGGATAGCACGGTTCACGGAATAGCTTTGTAACTCGTTGAAGCTGTGAAAATTGGGGAGCTATTTGTTGCGCTGAGTTTCAAGGTCGATGGCCAAGGCGACTTGGTCAAGGCGTACAACGATGTCCAGAATCTAGGCAGGGCGTCGGGGGCGCTGGCGCTCGGGATCGGGGTCATGTCAGCGGGGTTCGTCGCGATGATCAGCGAATCTGCCGCAGCGGGGAACGCGCTGAAGAATTTTCAACTTACGACCGGACTGAGCACGGACAGCCTGCAGCAGTGGGAATATCGAGCGCAACGGGCCGGGGTGGGCGCCGGAGTAGTTCAGGGTGCGATAACCAAGATGGCCACGAAGATGGGCGAGGTTATCAAGTCCGGTCAGTTCACTGGGTTTACCGGGTGGACTGTGTTCGGGGTTGACCCATCAGCCAACCCGTTCGAGACATTCGACCGGCTTAACGCAAAGTTCAAGACTCTGAATGATCCGAACAAGCTCAACTTGTTCAGGAGTTTTGCGACAGACCTCGGGATCAGCGACAATCTGGTGGCTTTGTTCAGGCGGGACCTGACGGGGATCGAGCTACCAAAAAAGCTGCTGCTTGATCAGCAGAACATTGACGACCTCGACCTCATGTACGGGAAGATCCTGGGCATCAAGGTGGAGATCGAAAACGCAGGGGGTAAGTTCTCGTCGGTCTTCGGTCCCGCAGTGGACGATGCTACCGCAAAGGTGGACCTGCTGGCCAAGAGATGGGCTGATTTCTCGAACAAACTTAATAGCGGTACGCCTAAAGCAGAGCACGATAAAGGTTTGTTGAACACCGGGGTCGAGGTGGCGGGTGTCGCGCTTTTGGGGCTTACGGGTCTTGCGGGGGTGATCAGGCTCACGAAGGGAGTTGTGAACCAGATCAAATCGGCGGTGCCGCTTGCGGTGCTCGGGGTAAGATACTCTCCGTACATGACGGTAGCCGCAGCGGCGTATGACAAGGGGAAGGATTTTCAAGCTGTGTTCGATGGCGCGGGTGGTCGGAATTTCGGAGAGAAGTTGAACACGTTCATAAAGCCCCCGTTCTGGGACCCGATTAATCGGGCCTCTAATGCGCTGTTTCCTCAAGGAGGTCACTGGTTAGATTTCCTCACTAAGTCAACCCCCATGCCTCCGGCTATGCCGATGTCTCCGCGGGAGTTTCACACCACGGTTATCATCAACAACCCGCCTAGCAACATGGACGCCAAGCGGGTCGGGGCTGATGCCGCTGAGGCTGTGAATGCCAAGATCTACGCCTACACGGCTCTGGGAGCCGCGGCAGTGGGATTCTGACCCATGGCCACCAACATCGTCCAGTCTGATCAGCCGAGCATCTACGACACGCTCTCGACGCTGCGGACCGCCAACCCGGATCAGTACGCGGCCATCGTGCGCCCGGACAAGCCTCCGTCGGGCATCGGCGGGTTCGTTTTCGACATCCCCGGAGACGAGGAAGTGCGGATGAAGGCCAACATCAGCCGGCATTACGTCGAGAGCAACGTGCCGATTGCGGACCACATCGCCCTTGAGCCCGAGCAGATCACCCTTCGCGGCATGGTGGCCGAGATCGCGGTGGTGCAGAAGACCGTCGTGCCGACGAGCCGGGCGGTCGGAGTTCTCCCTCTCTGCTGCCCGATGATGCCGCGCTTGACAGCCGGCGTTGTGAGCAAGCTGGCCGGGCTCGCAGTCGGCAACGTGATGGGGAAACTGCCCGGCGTGGCGGGCATGGGCGCGGCGACCGCAGCAGCCATTCTCAACGGCGGAACGGTCCCAGGAGCGGCGATGGTTGCCACCGGGCAGGCCGCGCTGGCGCAGGCCGCGGCGAACGTGTCAGGGCTCCCTGCGGGCACCACCTCGGCACTGCTGGGCATGGCCTCCAGCGGGATCGCTTCCAATCTCGCGTCCGCACTGTCGAGTCTCACGGGTTCCTCGGGCTCCTCCGGGATGCGGACAGCGGGGCTCATGCTCGCTGAGGCTGCGCAGGCTGCCGCTGGTGAGGGAGCGCAGAGCGTGTTCTCGTATTACCAGAGTCAATACGTGTTCAGCTCGCGGCAGACCACGGCGTTCACATACTTTCAACAGCTTTGGTTCGGGCGGCAGACCTGTTCCGTCGAGACGCCCTGGGGCATCTACACGAACATGGCGATTGCCGAAGTGCGCGCGGTTCAACCGAAGGAGTCCAAGGGCTACTCGGACTTCACGGTCGTCTTCGAGAAGATCCGCGTGGCCGGGGACATCACCGTGCAGGTCGGCCCGCTGCAGGGGCGCGACGTGATCGGGGAGCCCTCGGTGACGACGAGCATCGGGTCGTCCACGGCGAGCTATCCGGTGCTCAACAAGACTCTGTCAGGACTGAACGGCTTGAATCCTAACCTCGGACCCTGATGGCTCTCATTCTCACAGGTCAAACGCCCGATCCGGTTCAAGTGTGGTCCATCGCGCTTCCCAGCGGGGGCACGCTGACCGTCACGGCGACATATCGGGCGCAGCAGCTTGGGTGGTATCTCGACCTGTCGTGGGACGGTCAGACGCCTCCTTGGGTCTGCACAGGGGTTCGGTTGGTGTCATCGCCAAACCTGCTGCGCCAGTTCCGCAACCGGCTCGGGTTCGGCCTCGGGTGTGTCATGGTGGATGGGTCAGACCCATCGAGCCAAACGTCTTTCGTCGATGGGACCTGCACCCTGATTCTACTCACCGCCGCTGACGTGGCGGCGTTCGAGGCTGTCTTCTATCCGGGGAACCCCTGATGGACTTCGCCGGCTCAAAGTTCGGACGCACCTGCAAGCTGAGTCTGGAGACTCAGCCGGACTTGTTCGGACTCAGCAATCACATCGACATCCCCGACGGGCTGACCATCGAGTTCTCGATCAACCGGCAGTCGCTCTCATCCGCGCAGACCGCGCAGTTCAGAATCTACGGGCTGGCCCCGGGCACGCGGGACAACGTGTACAAGGACCGGTTCGACCTGACGCAGTACCGGGCGCTCCAGTTCTCGGCGGGCTATCAGACGTTCATGCCGATGATCTTCAACGGGCAAATCTTTCAGGCGTACTCCGAGAAGAACCGCGAGGAGTCGGTGACGATCATCGACGCTTTCGACGGCGGGCCGATGATAGCGAATGGCTACTCCAATACTTGCACAGGTGGTCCGATCCTCCAAGACACAGCTTCGAACGTTATAGACCGTCTGATGGCAACGTTGCCAGGGATCAAAGGCAAGCCAGTGGTCGGGTCGTTTCCCACAACAAACATGCGCGGTGAGGTGCTCTGTGGGAACACTTGGGACTTGATCCGCCAGAAGACCGGAGGCAACTGTGCCATCGTGGACGGCAGACCTTATGCCTTAAATCTTACCGAGGCGCTTCTCAATGATCGGATCACGGATCTGAGACTAGCCAGCGTGAACGACAAGAGCATCCCGGTCATCAGCTCGGACACTGGGATGATCGGCGCGCCGAAACGCTCGGGCATGCTGGTTGAGTGGGACATGCTCTTTGAGCCTCGGCTGCGGCTGTTTCAGATCGTCAACATCCAGAGCGCGTACAACAAGAAGTTCAACGGCCCCGCGAAGGTCATGGGTTTTCAGCACAAGGGCATCGTGTCCAAGACCGTGATCGGGGACTACACCACCACGGCGTCGTTCATCTTCGCCAAGGGGTTGACGGCTGCTCAAGTCGCGTCAGTTCTCACCGGATGACGAACCAAGGACCAATTCCGCAAGTCAGCCTGCGCGACGTGCTCAACGCCGAGCGCGACAGCGCGTTCGCTGCGTTGAACAAGATCCAGATCGGCACCATCGTCTCTTACGACGCGACGAAGCAGAAGGCCCAGGTGCAGCTCGTGAACAAGCGGGTCGTGTACAACACGCCGATGACCACCAGCGTCGTGCCTCCGGACCCTCAGCTTGTGCCGTATCCGGTTTTTGTGGACGTGCCTGTGTTCGTGTTCTCGGGTGGCGGGTCGTTCATCTCCATGCCCATCGCGGCCGGGGATACCTGCCTTGTGCTGTTCAACGACCGGGACCTTGATCCTTGGTGCACGAACGGCACGACCGGCGCGGCGCCCAACAGCACGCGGATGCACTCCCTCGCGGACGGCATCGCTCTCGTGGGCATCCGGCCTTTCTCGCATCCGCTCGCGGGTCTCTCATTGACCGACGTGGTTCTGGGCCATTCGACCTTGGACAGCTTTCTGACGTTGAGCGCAACGCTCGCCAGCCTCGCCCGGTCGAACGGGACGAACATCACGGCCAAGGACGGCAGCGCGGAGATCACCACAGCGGCGGGCGCCACTGTGAAGGCTGACGGGACGAAGGTTCTGATCAGCGACGGCGCAATCACCTTGAAAACCGTGCTGGATGCGTTATGCACGGCTCTGACAAGCTGGGTGGACACCCGAGGGGACAGTCCGAACCCGGCGACCGTCGCACTCATTACGGCAGTGAAACTTCAGGCTGACACTCTCCTTGAATAACGGATCGATCAGAGCACTTGACGGCGCGGGCGACTGGACCTTCGGACAGGGGTTGTCGAACTACCTGACGGGTCAGGCCGCGATCATTCAGGACGTGGAGACGGCGCTTCTATTTTTCCAGAACGATTGCTTCTGGGCGACGACGTTCGGCGTGGACTGGTGGAATCTCCTTGGGCAGACAGGCAGCGCCGCGGAGAACGCGATCCTCCTGCAGTGTCGCAAGGTGATCCTCGGAGTGCGCGGCGTGGTCTCAATCGCGTCCGTGAACGCGAGCCTCAACAGCGCCAGTCGAACCTTGACCATCAGCTACAGCATCAATACGGTCTATTCGCAGGCCAGTGGATCGGTGCAACCTTCTTTCTGACATGGCAACCAATTCAGTCGGCCCTTCGGGGATTACGATTCAGTCGCTTTCAGACATAGTGTCTGAAATCACGGCGGGGATGCAGGCCATCTACGGCGCGGGCATCAACCTGAACCCGAACACGCCCGACGGGCAGATGATCAACCCGGTCGCACAGGCCAAGGAGGACGTGCTGGAGATGGTCCTGTCCGCGGCTGCCAGCATGGACCCAGATCAAGCGACGGGCGTTCTGCTCGACCAGCGGTGTGCCTACAACGCCGTCGTGCGCGAGCAGGGCACCTACACCCAGCAGAGCGTCACGGTCACGGCCAGCGGCTCGGTCACACTCCAAGGGCTCGACCTTTACCCGACGGCCCCGTTCACGGTGGCTGACGGCTCGGGAAACCAGTACCAGCTCCTCGTCACCGCCACACTCTCTGCCGGCAGCACCGCGCTGAACTTTCAGGCGTCCGTTCTTGGCGCCGTGTCCAGCCCGGCCAACTCGATCACGGTGCCTGTGTCAATCATCGCGGGGGTGACCGCAGTGAACAATCCTTCGGGCGCAACGACCGTTGGCACGGACGAGGAGACCGATGCGGCTCTGCGTATCCGCCGCGCCAACTCGGTCCAGCTCCCCTCAATCGGTTGGCTTGCTGGAATGTACGCCGCGATCTACGCCGTGCCTGGCGTGATCCAAGTGCAGATCTTCGAGAACGACACCCCCGGCACTAACGGCGCGGGCGTGCCGGCCAACTCGATCTGGGTCATCGTCAACGGCGGCACGGACGCGCTGGTGGCCGCAGCAATATATCTCAAGCGCAACGCCGGATGCGGCATGAAGGGCAGCGTGTCCGTGGCGATCACGCAACTGGACAGTACCACGTTCACGATCTGGTTTGACCGGCCGACCGCCGAGGCCCTGTGGTTCGAGGCAACTCTTACGGCCATCACCGGGGCGCTCGACAAGACGTGGATCGCCAATCAGGTCCTTGCCCAGTTCGGCACATCCTACGGGATCAACCAGTCAGCTGACTCAGCTTCGGTCGTCGCGTACATCAAGAGTATCGCGCCGAACGCCAGCGTCAGCGCCGAGGGCGTCTCGACCACCGGCTCGGGCTACTCCACCTTGGTCACGCCCACGGGGGTCAACTACCAGTTCTACATTCCTGACGTGTCGCACGTCACCATCAGCTAATGGCCAGAGACCTACAGACATGCGGGGCATACTACGGCTCCCGACTGGCGATCCAGTACCGCGGGCAGCCCAAGGCGCAGGCGACGATCCAGCTCTTGACCAAGCAGGCCATGGGCGACCTGATGATTCAGGACGTGCAGGACGCTTGGGACCTTGCCACGGCCGTAGGCCCGCAGCTCGACACCGTGGGTAAGTACATCGGCCTCTCACGCAACGTGTCCGTGACCCTGACACGGCCCTACTTCGGCTTCGTGCTCTATGCGGGAGGTGGGAACACCAACGGGTTTCAGGGATACGGTCCTGGGTATGTGCTGATCGGGGTTGAAGGCTACGATCCGCTTACCGGCTATACCAACGGCACCATTACGTCACTCAACAGCGGGTACAACTGGGGTGGCAATGGCACGCTGACGGTTCCAGATATCACCTGTCAGGATGACTTGACCAGCTACTCGGTCGGCACGATCACGGCGCTGAACGGTGGCACAGGCTGGGGAGCAGACGGATCATTGGTAGTCCCGAATTAACATGGCAACAGCACCCGATATTTTCACGAAGTCCTGCACTTACAACGGTACCGAGCCATGCCTGCGGATGCAGACCCGAGGACAGTTGCTCCGGCTGACTGGGCTCCCGCCGAATTGGAAAAAGGTCCGTGTGGCTATGATCGCGTCGTTGACCACACCAGCAGGAGATAATCTGACACCCGTAGCCGAGACGATCGCAGCGGTCGGCACTGACATGCACAGGACTTGGCTTTTCGGTCTGAGCAACGGCGTGGCATTTCCCGGCGACGTTGGTGGGGGGCTTTTCGTGGGGGTGAGACCCTCTCCGCATTTGAATCTCGCTGTTGGCAGTTCATCAGGGTGGAACATATCCGCAGACGGTACACCCGGAGGAAGCGGCACCTGGGCCGCCCTTTTTACTAACGGAGCAACCATAAGCCCCGACTTCGGAAACGGGAATATGGCTTTGCAGATGACTGACCCAACGGACGTCGTGGCGTACTGTTTTGGAATGGTGATTGAAATCGATGTGTCCGTTGCGGGCACCCTTACAGTGAGTAAGGGGAATGTGAACAACCTATCCCGAGCCGACAAAGCACAGATGTCTGCGATTCTGAACGGGACCGTAGCCGATCCAACAAATATCTCTGGAGGGTGGTGGAGTAGCAGCGTGGCCGTGGCCTGCCAGTATCTCCTGATGCGCTGGCCGCTTTCCCTCAACTCGATGCGCGTTCACAACTACGACGCAATTCAACTCGCCTGACCCATGGCCGTCTACTGGAATCCAACCGGGGTTTTTCTAACCTATAACTACGCGGCCACGGCGCTGACGCAGTTGACTGACCCGACGTACCGTCAGTGCCTCCAGATGCAGGCAATCCTCAATTCGTGCGACGGGACTCTCTCGGCAATTCAGAAGTACCTGCAGACCTTCTTTCCGGGGCTCGTCACCGTGGTCGATAGCGCGGCAATGGTTCTGACGTACAACGTGTCCCGTGGCGTCTCGATAGATCCCGGTATCATCGCCAACTTTCTTCCAAAGCCCATGGGGGTCGCAATCATCGTGAACATCGTATAGCCATGGCCAAGATCACAAGAGCACTTCAAAAAGTCTTCGGCGGGTCGTTGACCCAGGGACTGACAAGCACCATCCCGGACTTCGGGTCTCTCGCTGCAGGGAGCCCGGCGGCTTCAGGAAACCCGGTAACCATGCAGACCGCCGCGTGGCTTGGTGGCTGGGCCTCGGCCGTCGTGGGAAACCACAGCCCCGCTTTGGAAGATATGAACACAGCGTTCTACCTTCTGAGCCGACAGATTGCATATTTGATGCAGCAGGGCGTGGCCGAGTACGACGCAACTACACCATACTTTCACTATGGCCTCGCGCTCGATTCCGCCGGTACGGGGCTCTACGAGAGTCAACAGGACAACAACACCGGCAACGCCCTTAGCAGCACGAGCTGGTGGTTGCCCTACCAGGACCAACACTCGTCGCGCGGCGCCGCGAAGGCGTTCGTATCGTTCGCCGGTAGCAACGGGGCGATCTTCAACGCCTATAACTGCACGGTGGCGCGGAATTCGACGGGTAACTATACGGTGACCTGCGCTGCCGGCTGGGGGAACATTACGCCGGTCATCACGGGGACCGTTGGCTCCGCGGCACCTGGAGTTTTCAACGTGATCACCACAGACGCCACCACGGTCAACTTTAAGACCTACAACCTGTCCGGTGTGTTGACCGACTTCGGCACCGTGTACGTCGCCTTCTTCGCATGAGCCCCGTCCCAATTCCCATCCGGCTGCAGTGCAGCACGGTCTCCGCAACGGCCCCGATTGACGCCAACACGGGCTCGGCTCCAATCGCGTGGCGCGGGCAGGCTCTCGCGGTGCAGGTGGGAATCTTCGACAACAACGGAGTCGCCATCGACGTGTCCGGGCTGGCCAGCTTGAGTGTGGCCCTGCAGGCAACCGCTGACGCGCTGACGCCATTGGCGGTTGTGACCACGACGAACTTCACCGCGGGACTCACAAAGTCAGACTGGCTCGCGGGGCTGGCCCAGCAGGCCGAGTGCGACTTCACGTCCGCGCAGACCGACCAGAGCCTTGGCGGCGCGGCTTACGCGAACCTGTGGGTCGTGGTGACGGGCATCACTTCAGCCGGCGCGACGATCATCTACGGAGCCGGTATGTTCGTGTTGATGCTGGCAAGCAACTCGGTTCCGTTCCCTGCCCCGGCAGGACTCGTGAGCTACCATGCGCAGGGCAGCGCGACAGGCAACAGCACCGTGACACCCACGAGCCAACTGCACACCGAGGTCCTGACGATCAGCGGCGCGGCGCGCACGAGCAACGTGGTCCTCGGAGTGACGAACATCTCAGCTGGCGCGCGGCTGGCCTTGCGCTTGACGGGTCTCAACTCGGCCAGCGCGATTGTGCTGAACTTCCTGAGCGGAAGCCTCTCGGGACCGAACGTGGTAACGCTCACCACGAACGGCACGATGGTCCGCGCATGGATCGACGCCACTTTCGACGGGTCGCAGTGGAACTTCGCACTTGTCACAACTTCCAACACGTAGTAACCAACTATCACCATGGCAGCAATCGAAACGGACGGCAGAGTTTCAGTTTTCACCGGAGCGGACGGCAAGCCGACGATGCCCCAGCTCAACGCTGATGGCAGTATCTCGACAAGCCCCGGAACAAGTCCGGGCAATCAGCCCGTGACCATTGCCGACGGTGCGAACGTGACGCTCGGCTCCAAGACTGACACAGCCGGCGCAACCCCATCAACGGCAAACTTGACGCTGATGCAGAGGATCAGCGGCCTGTGGAATACGATCTTCGGCACAGTCACTGCCCCCGGCGGCACTCCGACGGCGGTGGTGAACGTGCAGCAAGCAGGCGCAATGAGTGGCTTTGACAACACAGGCACGTCCATCACGGGTGCAACCTTCGTCGCGCTGCCGTCTCACGCCTGCCACTCGGTCACGTTCCTTGGCGGCTCCGTCCCGTGCGACATCGAGACGGCGACTAATGCGACCTACGCGACCGGCATCACGCTCCCCGGCCTGACGGTTCCGGTCCTCGCAAACAGCAACGAGATCACGCTGCAGCCAACGAGTCAGGTTGGCTCGGCTGGGATAATCAGCTTCCAATATAACTCCTAATCTTATGGGCGCACAATACAAACCACAGTACCTGCTTCCGGTTTCGTCACTGCCCGGAGCCCTTGGCACTTTGCGACAGGCGTTGGTTGATGGGAAAAGAAGTGTCCGTCTAAACATTCTCGGAGACTCGACCAGCTCGGACTCAACGAAGTGGGTCACACCGTTTGCGCAACTGGTGGCCGCGAAGTTTCCGGCGCTGAATGTCGAGTTGACCTATTGGGACGACACTAACAAATGCTGGTATCCGAAGACGATTATCCAGACCGGAACGGCAGGACCGAGCTACCTGTCAACGGCAACAAATACGGCGAGCGTGAGCGGGTCGTTACTGTCAACGCCGACCGGAACGCAAACATGGATCGAGGAAATGACTCGCGTGAATTGGGCGGATTCAAATACCTCACTAGATAACTGGACTGCCGGTGCTGGAAACCGCGGAATCCGCCTGCGACTTTCTTCCGGCTACCCGCAGATGATATGGAGCACCGATGGTACTGCATCGGTTACGGTGACCTCCTCGGCTGCAGTCCCTTTTGCGAATGGCGCTCATGGCTGGCTTAAGCGCGTTTTCGTTCCTAACAATGGGAGTGGGTCTTACACGGTAGATTTTTACACCTCGACCGACGGGGTAAACTATACGCACCTGGGTACTCAACAGACCGGCACAGCAACGACCGTGTTCGCGTCAACATCGGACTGGCTTTGGAATCTCACGTCAGCGATGGGCACATTGTATGGACTCACTGGATACAGCGGAGCAAATATCATTTTCCCTCAGTGGCTCTCCGCTTTCATGACAAACAACATCACCAGCCCGATTCTCGGTGGCGGTCAAACGCTTCATATTTCCGTACAGGCGATGCCCGGAAGTGACCCGACGTGGTGGAGCACGGCATCACGGGTGAATGGTGGGATGATGTCAGTTGCCGACAATATCGTATGGGTAATTCTCGGACACAATCTCTCCACGCATGAGTTTGCGTCGTACACAGGAATATTGGATACCTTCATGGGCATTCTGAGGGCTGTAGCGCCACAAGCTCAGTACGTGTTTTTCGCTGAGAACCCACAGAATAATCCGACACCTGACAACTCAGTTTCTCACGCCTCTCGTAATCGGACCATGCCTGGGTATTGCTCGAAAAACGGGATTGGATTCGCCAGTCTGGAGGAAGTGTTCGCCACCGACCCGCGTGGTCTTAATGCCGTTGTAACCCCGAATGACGTACACCCGACTGCGGCGGGGTATTCGTTGCAGGCGTCAACAGTGTTCCACTGGATATTCGGATGAAAAACGCCGACGGCAACGCTGCGTTGGGTACGCGCTGGCTGGTCTCCGATCCCCGCCTCACCGAGGCTGACGCACAGGCGCTTATCGCTCAGGGTGTGCTCGTACTCGACCCTGCCAACCCCGACGTGACCTACGGTCAGACACCACAGCAATGACTCGCATCGTCTACACCCTCACGGCTCTCACGCTGTTCGCTTGCCTGATCGCGTCGTGCGGCAAGAAAGCGGAGAAGATCACGACGGGCGTGTCTCTTCTACCGATAGCGGTGCTCTCAATCCAGCCCGGTATCACCGGCAGTGAGAGCTATGCCGAGGTGCAGTCGTCAGCACTTCCGGGATTCGAGTCTGATCTACAGGCAGAACTTTCGCATCTCGGAGTCGTTGGCTGGCAGACACGGGCTGACTGCAAAGAGTTCGCCCGGCTGTACATCGCCGTCGCGCAGGCACGGTATGCCAATGCAGCGTTCTACAGCTTCGAGCTTCCTCCCGAGTTGGCACTAGCCGAGGTCTGGTACGTCAAGGACAACGGCAAGGACCACGCCATCGTCGCCGCTATCACCGAGAAAGGGCTAACCTTCGTCGAGCCGCAGACCGGGGATGTCATCGCGCTATCAGACGCCGAACGCGACAGCATTAACTTTTGCAGATGGTAAAAACAATCCTCCCATGAACTTCCTCGACATTCTCAGTCCGCTCATCAAGCCGATCCTCGACGACGTTTGCTCTTTCATTCCGAACCCTGAGGAAAAACAGAAAGCCCGTCTCGCCGCGGATGCCGCGCTGATGGCTCAGTCCGCAGCATTACAAGCCGCAGCCATCGCGGCCGCGCAGGGGCAAATCGACATCAATAAAGCCGAGGCGTCATCATCTTCGATCTTCGTTTCTGGCTGGCGCCCGGCGGCCGGCTGGGTCTGCGGCTTCGGGCTCGCGTGGCAGTTCGTTTTGCAGCCGCTCATTCAATACGCGGTCGGGATCTACTCGACCTATTCCGGGCACGCGGTCCCGCCGCTTCCGGCGCTCGATACCGGCCAACTCATCGCGCTGCTCATGTCGATGCTCGGGCTCGGCACGATGCGCACGTTTGAGGCATCGCAAGGCGTTGCCCGCGACAATCTCACCGATCCACGTCCGCAACCTCCCACAAAATGACTCCCTACATCATCACGTCCGCAGTCTCTGCCGTAGCCGGTGCATGGCTCTGGCATCTGATCTCGATCAAATGGATTCCGGCGGCGCGCGCCAAGGCGAAGGCCGACCTCGATAGGCTGTCAGCGAAACTGTAACCCTGCTGGAAGAAAAACCGCTCTCATGGCTGAGGACCAACTAGACCGACTCAACCGGGCGATTGAGCAGCTGTTTGCCCTCACCAGGGACGCCGCGAACCAGCACAACGACTTCGCTGTAAAGTGGACAGTGGAACACGGCGGCCTCGTCGCAGCCGTCGCACGAATCGAGGAACGGATGAAGATGCCTGCAACGTGCGCCTACCCGGCACGGTGTGACACGCTGGAGACCCGGATGAGCCAAGTGGAGAAGGACGCTGCGGACCTCAAACTTACTCGGGCGAAAGTGGAAGGCGGATGGAAGTCCGTAGGCGTCGTGGTCGGCTCGATCGGCGGAGCCGTTGGGATCGCATCGGGGCTGGCGGTCATTCTCCAGATGTTCAAAAAGCCCTGACCAGTCTCCGGTGCATCCGCAGGCCGCTCAAACGCGGATCGCTCGACTGAGTTGCAACACGGATAGGGCGTAGCGGGCAACGTGGACAGGATTCCACGGGCAACAGCGAAGTCGATTGGGCGAGGTTTCATGGTGCGCTAAGGTAGCGCACCGCGCGCTTGACGGGTATGGGGTGAAACACCCTGTTTAGATAAACAGCATCGTGATCGCCAACGCGAAGGCCATTGCGGCACGAACCGCATTAGGCTTCCAGTTCGCTCCCCATGCTGACTGGTCGTCCGCTGTTGCGGCGCAGGCTCCAGAGCAGAACGCGAAGAAGATGATGAAGATTCGCACGACGACTTCGGCTCTCATGTTTTTAAGTCTTGACTTTCGGGAGTTTGTGGGTTCGTAGCGGAACATGGTTGCCGAAGTACAAACATCACTCGGGACAGGGCCGCAGCACGCCGGGCGTGCCGCGCGGCTCCTTGAAAGTGTTTGTGTAACTCAGCCTTGCGCTGCAGGCGTCCAGCCTCGTGCCGTATCTCGGCAAGAATCTGCAGATCCTCGGCCTCGATTCGCGCATTGGCCTGCCCGGGTGCGCTTTCACGAGGAGCTGACACTGGCGGAATACTGCTAGGCTTCATGGAGCTTGCGCAGGTTCACGAGCGCGTCGAGTAGCGCCGACTGGTTGTCTCCCTTGGTCCGCAGCGTCTCCACCACGGCGTCGTCGATTGTTCCGGTGCAGAGCACCCGCACGATGCGGATCACACGCTTCTGGCCGAAGCGCGCAACGCGCCCGTTGAGCTGATCGTAAAGTTCTCGGCTCCACGTCGGGCTGAACCACAGCACCGTCGATCCGCCCTCCTGCAAGTTGAGCCCGTGGCCCACAGACTGCGGATGCACCAAGAGGCGTGCTACCTCGCCCCGGTTCCACCGCTGCTCCAGCTCACTCTGCGCCGTCGCGGTCTTCGCGTCCTCGAACGCTTCCGCGCCTGACAGAGACTGGCGTAGATACGCCAGTTCGTGCCGGTAGTTGTACGCGATCAGGAGAGGCTCCGGGTGCTTCTCACAGTAATCTTTCACGGCCTCGAACTTCGCAGCGTGAATCAGGACCGGCACGCCCTGCTCGTCGTACACGGACCCACCGGCCACTTGAAGCAGCTTGTTGACCAACACCGCGGCGTTGGGCGCCACGATCACCTGTCCGCTCTTGCCGATCAGGAGCAGAAGCTCTTTCTCCAGCTCGTCGTACATCCAACGTGCCTCGGTCGGGAGCTTCACCTCAAGGTCCTCGACCACCGTGTCGGGCAGGTTCAGGTACTCGCTGGAGAGCAAGGTCAGCGTGATGTCCGAAATCTTCGCCTGGATCTTCTCCTCGGCCCCCGGGTTGGGCACCCAGTTGTACTCCATGTAATCCGTCGCATGGAAGAACCCCTGCTTGAACGCCTCGAAGGATTGGCCCAGCCGGTCTCCGTTGTCCAGCAGGCGGAACTGGCCGAACAGCTCCATGAGGCTGTTGGGCGCTGGCGTGCCCGTGAGGCCCCAGCGCCTTGCCGTCTTCGGGATCAGCTGCCGGATGGCCTTGATCCGCTGGCTTGATGGATTCTTGGCACGGGTCAACTCGTCGAAGACCACAACGTCAGGGCACCAGTGAGCCAGCAGCTTCGCCAGCTTGGGCAGCATCTCGTAATTGCACAGGTACACGTCAGCCGAGCGATCATGCCATGCCTTCCATCCGGCCTTCGTGCGAAGGTTAGCAACCTCCAGGTGCGGAGCCCAGCGGGCCAGCTCGGTCGGCCACGTCAGATTGCAGACGCGCAACGGAGCCACCACGAGCATGGTCTCGGCATCCCCCATGAGCCGCAGGCCGTCGAACGCGACGATGGTGGCAAAGCACTTCCCCATGCCCAGCCCGGCGAACAGCGCTGCGCGCGGATGGGTGATCAGGTGCCTGATCATCATCTGGCGGTAGATGGGGAGGGTCATCCGAGTAAGCTCCCACAGCCGCAGCCGCCCCAGTCGTCACGAGGGAACGACTCCCCCGCTTCGATACGGGTCTTCAGATCGAGCAACGACAGCGGTTTGGTTGTGCCACCTCGCCGGTCTTTCAAGATCGTGAACTTGTTCGACTCGATACCGCGTACTTTGAAATCTTTTCGGATCACATCTTCTTCCAGAGCCCACTCCATGTACCGTTCGGGCAGGACTCGGTACAGGTGAACCCAGTGAGAGATCCCCGCTTTCACGCATCGCCCGCCGCAGTTGTTGTGGGGGAAACCTAGATCGTAAAGCGGTGAAATCGGGAGCTTGAGAGCTTCTGCCTCTTTGACCATGCGGCACTTGTCCCAGATGGGCTCCATGACCATCGGGGCTTCCCAATGGTACTGCGGCTTGTTCACTCGTAGGTGCTCCAGCCGGTGCGGCTCGGTCCACTCGAAGCCTATATAGTGCACGTCGTCAGGCCCACAGTTTTGGTCTGTCCACTTGTCCAGCATTTCGCGTTTCAGGATAACTGAGCAGATCGGAAACCGGGCGTTGCCAATCAGACCTTCCCTCTTAAAAAGCTGAAGCGGTGTTTCACCAAAGCAAAGCTCGGTGATCGGAACGCCGAGCAGCTCTGAAGCTCGTCGGTTGAAGATGTACAACGACGGATCTTCGATCAGCACGTTAGCGAACAGGAGCACCATGTCCGATGGTCCGAACTCCTGCCAAACCCGGTGCGCGGCCCAGAACGAACACAGACCCCCGGACCAATGTACGACGCGCTTCATGTCTCGCACCTTATGTCCATCCGCGCCTTGAACGTCTCGAAGTTGTTCACGACCCACACCTCGGCATTGTGGTCGGTCAGCTTCTTCTGCTCGTGCAGTTGCAGCTTGGTGCAGGAGCCCGTGGGTGCTTTCAACTCGACGAAGATCACCTGCCCGCCCGGCAGCACGAGGATGCGGTCAGGCACGCCTCGCTGGTTCGGTGAGACGAATTTGTAGCACAGAATCCCGTGCTCCCGGCAGTAGTCCACCACCTTCCGTTCTATTGATGCTTCGCGCATGTTTCTACGAGTTGCCAGAGTTCTTGGGTGCTGCGAGTGCCGAGCTTTGTCACAAGCCGGCGCAGAACGGGAGTCCGTCGGGCTCCCGCCAGTTCGAGGACCACCAGCTTGCGCAGGTCGTCCGTGGAGATCGCTCCATTGAGGAGCAGGATCTCGTTGAGGTGGTTCCACCCGCTCAGGTGGGGCGTGAGCCGCTTCTGGTCAGCGACGGACACGTTCACGCCGAGCTGGGCGATCAGTTTTTGTGTGGGGGTCATTCGAGTAATCGGTCTTTCGACTCGGCCAGAGCCCGAGCCAGTGGTTTGCCGCAAAGGTCCGCATGCTGCTTCACTGTGCCGGGGTGTTCGATCAGTAGTTTCTGGACCCCGAGCCGCCCCGCAGTCCGGGCCAGCCGCACGGCGTCCATGTCGAACAAGTGCGCGATCTGGCCGCGATTCTTGAAACAGTTCGGCGTGCGGCTCTGCATGTGCGCGAAGCTGCCGTCCATCAGGTGCAGAGCCTGTCCACCTGACTGGCTATGCGCGTAGGCCAAAAGAAGCTCGCGTTGTTGGAAGGTCAGCACGGTTTAAGCCTTGGTGTAGTACCTGACTTGCTTGCCCTCAGCCTTGAGCGGCAGGCCCGCAGCCCAAGGCGGAAGGTCGGTGAGTGCGGCAACGAAGTCGTCCAGCTTCCCCTGGGCGCGGCCCAAGGCTTGATCGTGGATCAGTCCCCAGATGGTGAAGCCCCGGCGTTCCGCCGTGACAGCGCCGTGAGCGATGAAGTCCGCCGCAACGGCTTGGGTGATGTTTTCAGCGGCCTTGCCCGGCCACAGCTTGATCCGGCCCCACTTGGTCTTGCCGGGGAGTTGTCCGTAGTACGTCACGTTGTCGCGGTCCTCGCCCTCGGGCGTCTCGACCTTGGGATGTGGATACGCGATCACCCGGTTGGACGGGAGGCGCAGGAGCAGGTAGGGCAGCCCGGCCACGGTGCGGAACTCGTAAGATGCGTGCTTGCCGGCCATGAACCGATCGCCCGGATGTAGCAGCGCGTTGCGCATGGCCGTGTCGCAATCGGCCCAGAACTGCACCACCATCGGGTGAGAGTTGCGGTAGCCGATCACGCCCTTCTCGGCAAGTTCGTCACTGACGCGCACACGGTACAAGTCCCAACAGGTCTTCTGGAACTTCGGCCACCAAATCCCGAATCCCGCGCCCAGCTCCAAACGCTTGCCCAGGTCGCGCTGCTCGCCCGTGATCTGCGGCTCGGGCACGCCGTACACCACCCGCGCCATCGTCTTGTACACGTCGGGCTTCAGCTCCTTCGGCCCGGTCCACGCATCGGCCTTTCGATGAATCGAAAGAATGTCCTCCTGCCCCGCGAGCCAGCACACGATCCGGGCCTCGACCGAAGCGTAATCAGCGTCGAACATCTGGGCCGTCGGGTCGTGAATGAAGTTGCGGATGCAGTTGGCGATAGCCTCCAGCGGGTTGCCGTAGATCATCTCGATGTCCCCGGCGCTGCGGCCGGCGCAGATCAGCTTGTACACTCCGTCGGCGTCCTTGATCGTGGGCTTCTTGAAGTTCTGCGGCTGCAGCTTGATGCCCGACCAGCGACCCGTGCCTGCGCCGTGGTACAGGAACATCCCACGGGCGAACCCATCAGGGCAGGCGCACGCCAGCATGGTCTTGACCTTCTTCACCGCGGCATAGCTGACCAGCTTGTAGAGCTTCAGAGCCTTCAGACCTTTCTCGATCTTCTCCGTCAATGCGACAGGCTCCTCCACGTCCAGCGGGTCCTCGTCATCCTCCGCCGCTTCGGCGGAGGCGATCAGGTCGTCCGTCGTCTTCGACTGCATGTTGATGAGCTTGAGCCCGCACTCCTCCAGCCACTTCTTCACCTTGTCGCGCTGGGTCGGGTCGAGGCCGGTCAGCTCGCGGAACTCCTTCGTCACTGCGGCTTGCACCTGGTCGATGATCGTGTTCGCGTGCTGCAGCGCCTTGATGTTGAGCGGGAGTCCCCGGTCGTTCATCCGCGCATCGAACAGGAACGTATCCAGCGCGGCGGTCTTCAACTCGAAAGGCTTCAGCCGGTGATGCACCTCGCGCTCGGACTTCACGTCAAGAGCGCAATACTTGCCGAACGTGGCGAACTTCTCGCGGTTTTCAACCGCGCACGGGTCCGCGAACTCGCCGGTATCCTTCTGCGGAATCGAGAACAGCCGGATCATCGCGTAGCCTTCGCCCCACTTCTTTTGTCCGAGGTTCAGATCCTCGCCCACGTTGGCCAGCGAAGCGCGAAGCCCTGCCTTGCGGGCGAGTGCTGCCGTGCATCTCCACTTCTCAATTGCCGGGGGGACCCGGCCAATGTCGAGCTTCATGCGGTACTTGGTCAGCGCCCGCTCGAACTCCGCGTTGTGCGCCCAGAGGATGGCCTCCGGATCAGCCAGAGCCTCGTCAAGCAGGGTCAGCGCCTCGAAGTTATAATTGCAAGACTCCAAGCATCTATCAGGAGCCCGCGCCGGGTTGTACCACAGCACGGGCTCCTCGTTCTCACGGGCGATGGCGAACATCAGAATGCGCGTGGACGGGTCGCAGGCGTAGCGGTACGCGCCGACCTTCTTCAAGTCTGCTTTGCTGCGCGTCTCGTAGTCGATGTGGTAGTTGCGGGTCATAGCGGGGGTTGAATTTTAGCCAACGCCAGAGCCTTCTGGAGATCCTTGTTAGACGAAACGTCTGACGTGGTGTTTAACAGGCGCACGTACAGTTCCGAAGGCAGCGATTGAATCCACTGACCAAGACATCTCCGCAACTCAGGCGACCGGTTTTCGTACAGATCGTTCAAAACACACTCCTTCAGGCGCTCTTTAAGAGCCCGTTTGGCCTCGGGAATGTCCGGATTGTACCCGCCCGTCGCACAAACCCGGAGTTCCGCACGCATCTCCACGTAGCCGACACGATCGACTTCGTGGAACTCGATTGCGTCTTTGATCTTGTCTAGCGAGTTGAGGGTCATGGCTCAAATCCTGATGGTCTCTTGACCGTTCAACTCGGCCTCGCGGTCGGACAGTTCTTCCTCGCGGATTGCAAGCGCGTTCTCGCGAGCATCAAGTTCCTCTTCGCGTACTGAGTCAGCCTCGACCGCCTTTGGCTCCGGGCGGGTCGCCCCGAGCGAATAGAACGGCGCCACGTCGAGTGACAGGGCGCGGGCAAGGGCGCGGCGGTTGATGTTGAACTCGAACAGGCGCTCGGAGCGGGCGGCACCAAACAGCGTGCCGTAGAGGGTCACTTCGTCGTTGTCAGATGCTCCGCGGGGCGCGGAACTCTCGATGTATAGGTTGATCTGCTGCTTCATGTGTAGGGGTTAGGTTGAGGGTGAAAAGAGCCGGCAGGCCGCGAGCGGCATTATCCCGGCAGGTTGAACGCCCGAAGGCACCGACTTTACCTGCCAGCTCTTTTCACCCTCCCCGGCTTCGTGGAGCCGAGGAGGGATCGTTTTACTCCAGCGCGGGGTCGCCTGCGGAGGCGTCATCCTCTGCCGGAAGAGCTTTGAACTCCTTGGTGGGATCAGCCGGGCCGGCGCCGAACGCCTCGCCCTTGCGGACGAACTGGACGGTGCGCAGCGAGGCGTAGATGCCCTTGCCGTATTCAGGGTGCTTCTTGTCGTCCATCGCATAGATCTGGACCGACATGTTGATGTAGCAGCCCGAATAGACCTTCAGGTCCTCCGCCCCGATGGGCGTCAGGTCACGGTCCACAACCGAGATCCGCTTGTCGGTGGAGGCCGAGAGGTACATGCACCCCGGCCCGTAGCCGTCGGGATACCCGTCGCTGTCCGGGTACTTATGCGGGTCACGGCGCTCCGTGCCCTCGTGCAGGCAGGTTCCCTTGAGCTTGGGCCACTTGCCCGCGCCCCACTTCTCGTCGCCAACGGCCTTGATGGTCGCCTGGACGAGCTTGATGGCCGCGACGTTCTTCGCCTTGTCCATGATTGCGGTTGCGGAATACTTCTCCTTGTCGCCGGGCTTGAAAGCCTTGGCGGTAAAGAGACTCAAATATGAGGCTCTGACGTTTTCGAGTACGATGTTGATAGGCATTGGGTTTACTTTGTTTCGATGTTACTTATTCGAGCAGCGGGTCCGGGCCATCGAGGTTCCGAAGTTCGCTGACTGGGTTGAGTTCGTCTCGGGGGTCATCCCCCGAGACGAGAGTGGGTTTGCCAGCGGGCTTTTCGACAACCGCGCTGATCAGATTTTTGTACTTCGTGGAGAGGTCCATTCCCTTGAACAGCTTCTCCGACTGGGGCACCGACACGAGCGAACGCGGCATGCACTGGTCGATGGTGAACTTCTGACGCAGAAGCCTCTCGGCCTCTGCTTCGTCCTTCCAAGCGCGGCGCGAGATGCCGGCCACCAGCTTGCAGCCGGGGACCTGCGTCCCCGCGGAAGCGAGGATGAACGCCTGGGCTCTGACCTGTTCGAGGAACGCCTCGATCTGGGACTGAGCCCGGACGATCTTCCCAAGCTGAGCCGGGCTCAGCTTGCCCACATCGGGGAACAGAAGCGGCTTGACCACTTCCTCCACCTCGGCGGGC